ACCTTAACGTGAGGAGGCATCATGGCGCTAATACTATTTGAAAACTCTTATCTAGAGTCTGCTGATGAATACCTTGCTGATAACCCATACTGGGAAGCTGCAAGCTCTGATGTTCAAGAACAGGCGCTAGTTGATGCAACTCGTATTTTGGATCAAAAAGAATGGATTGGGACGGCGGTTTCGTCGTCTCAGTCTCTTGCTTGGCCAAGAACTAAAACAAGCTTTTACGACCCTACGCTATCACTAACCGTTTCAATTAACGAAGGTACCGTACCTAAGAGACTTGCAAAAGCAACAGCATATTTAGCCTTACATTTAGTGAAGTATCCTAGTGTTGTTAAAGGTTATGATGTAACCTATGATTCAATCACTATTGGTCCTATCTCTCTTTCTAATACAGATGCTGCTTCTAGCTCTTCTCCTAAAGTTCCAACTATTCCTTCTGAAGTACTAAAACTTATTGAGCCTCTAATTTTCTCACAAGGATACTCAGGTCCACAAGGATGGTGGAGGGCTAACTAAATGAGTCTAACACAAACTGTAGAAGCTGCGGTAGAACAAGCTTTCAGTGCTGCAGGAGACTTAGTTAAGCTAGGAGTACTAACTGAAGAAGGTACTACAGGTTTTGATTTTAATACTGGTGAAGTAATTTCTGATGAATCTCTTTACACTATAGAGTTTATTGAAACTAGTTCAGTCTTAGATAGCGATAGACATGTAGTTAAAGAACTAGTAGTAAGAACAAAAGACTTAGATGGTTCTAGATACTCTACTATTACTTACGAAGGTAAAACCTATCGTTTTCAAAGTATCAATGAGTATACTGGAATTACACAACTAACAGTAAGGAGTGTCTAATGTTTGAAGAAATCATTAGTACTTTTTATTCGTTACCACAGAATAACTTACTAGCAAATTTGCCTGTTTACCCTGCAGATTATAAAGGTCAGATCTCTTCTGTTCCTTTTCTTAAACTGAACATTGTAAACGGAAAAGCAAACCGATTTGCCTTTGGAGATAACAAACAAGTTACTGGTCTCATTATAGTAAGTATCTATTACCCTGCAGGTAAAGGACAGAAACAACCCTCTGTTATTGCTTCGTCTCTTGATATTACTTTTCAAAATAAACTACTTAACTTTGGTATTCAAACTAGCGTAAGCTCTTTACAATTTATTGGTCCTGATCCAGAAGACCCAACCCTTTCTAGGGCAGATTACTCTGTTCCTTTTTCATATTTCGGAGAATAACTATGGCACTTCCTACTTCTATTTCTGCTGCTCAGTATTCAGCAATTGCTGTTTCTAAGTCAGCACTTCCTGCTTCATACACTGAAACTCTACTTAAAGGTTGCTTTACCGCTACTACTAACTATGTCGAAATCAAGAACATTCGCGACATGCCAGCGCTAGGTACACCTGCAAACATCATCAAGGTTCCTGTTTACGGTCAAGCCCAAACTCAGTCAATTGGTGCTCAGTCAGATGCTCCTGACCTAGAACTAACTATTAACTTCGTTCCTAGCGAATGGGCTAAGACTACTGGTGGTAACGGTGTATTTGCTACTACTGGCCTGCTAGGTGACGCTGTTGCTGATGGTACTGCAAAGGTATTCCAAGTAGCCCTGCTAACTGCTAAGGCTCCAAACCTTGCAACAGGTACTGCACCTAACGTTTCTGGGACTACTGCAGGTACTGTTCCAAACGCTCTTATCTATTTCGTCGGTAAGATCGAATCACTACTCGTAACTCCTGCTCGTGACGATGCGATGACTGCAACTGTAGCTCTATCAATTCAGTCTGACTTCTACGGTCCTTATACCGTTGGCTAATTGAGTTAGCCCCCTTCGGGGGGCTTCTCCTCTTATAAGTGTATAAAATGATCAAACCTTTTTCAAATGATTATGTAATCAAAGAAACGTTGAAACACATGCAGTCTTCGATTGCTATTTCAACACAAAAAACAATCGCTAGACTACCAGAATTTCAAGGGCAACCAGATAAACTGCAAGAAGTAATGACTACTCTTGCTAATCTTGGTAAACTAAATTCTATGATTGAGTCAATTCGCGAAAATAATAGAGATATTCTAGGAGATAACTAATATGCGTGCTATGCTTGGCTATTCGGCCCCAACTAAAAAGACTACTTTCCTTGGTAAAAAAGATGCTGTTGAGATCAAAAAACTTACTGGTCTAGAAGTTAAAGATTTCCAGACTTTTGTCAATGGGGAAGTAAAAACTCTTCCTGAGTCAGAACAAGGTCTTGCTATTCAACGTAAAGTTCTACGCCTAGGTGTTGTAGGTGCTTCTGACCTTACAGATGAAGAAATTGATTCTTTTCCTCTCGATGAAATCTCAAAACTAGTAAAAGAGGTACTAGCCTACTCAGGGGTAAATACTGAGGAAGAAAAGGGAAACGATTAACAAACGAAGAGCTAGCTTCTTATGAGTTAGCTTATCTTTTAGGTTTAACGTTAACAGAATTAAATAATCTTCCTTATAGTGAAATACTAGGTTGGCAAGAGTACTTTTCTAGAAGGCCTGTAGGTTGGAGAGAAGATAATCGTGCTGCAGTAGTCGCTATGAGTATGGGTGGTGGTAAACTTAATCCAGAAGATCTCTTTGCTTCTTTAAGAGTTATTAGACAACAAGCACAAGAAGAAAAACCAGCTAAAAACTTTGCTGAAAAACTGTTTGAAAGATTTTCAAATAGGTTCACAGAGCAAGAAGTAACAAAGGAATTGCAATGATAAAGACTAGAATTACCTTTGATTCTTCGAAACTCAAGACTCAAATTCGAAACGAAATTAAAGATAAACTTGACGATGTTGCTGAACAAATTATCCAAGACTTAAAAGAAGTTACTCCTGTAGATACGGGGGCAGCTGCTAATTCTTGGGCTATTACAAACTTAAACAAAGAGAAACTTTCTTTTGAGATAGAAAATGATAAAGACTACGTTAAGTACCTAAACGCAGGTTCAAGCCAACAAGCCCCTGCAAATTTTATCGAAAGAACAGTTCTAGACTATGGTTCTCCTAAGGGACCAGTTGTAG